TGGTAAAGTTGTGGCTTGGTTTGAGGGTAGATTGGAGTTCGGTGCTAGAGCCCTTGGGCATCGTTCTATTTTGGCTGACCCTACAAATGGGGAAATGAAAAGTAGAATAAATAAAATAGTAAAGAAAAGAGAAGGATTTAGACCATTTGCACCGATAATAAAGTTGGAAGATGTATCTACATATTTTGAATGGGATAAATCAGTTCCATATATGAATCAAATAGTTGGGGTGAAAAGGGAGTTTAGAGATATGTTACCTGCGATTACTCATGTTGATGGAACTGCTAGAATACAAACTTTAGATAGAGAACAGTGTGTAAGAATTTATGATTTACTCACAGAATTAAGAAAACAAAACGGATATCCAATAGTTCTTAACACATCATTCAATATTAAAGACCAAACAATGATTAGAGACCCAAAAACAGCAATAGATACATTTTTGGATATTGGATTGGATATGTTGGTATTAGAAGATTATGTTATAACTAAGAAATGAAACGAATAGTTGCATATGGAGATAGTTGGACAGTTGGAGAGGGTTGTAATAGAGAAATCGAAGACACTCTCTCTAAACACGAAAAGATAATCTTCCAAAAAGAAAATAGTTGGGTTAGACACTTAAGTGATAAATTGGGATTACCTTATCAAAATAATGGGATAAGTGGTAATCCCAATAATGTTATATTCAATCAGATAGTTGATGATGTAAAAAGTGGTGAGACGACTAAAAATGATTTAGTTATTATAATGTGGAGTTCATCATTAAGAGATTACTTACCATTTTTCCCAAAAGGGCCTAAAGGTGAATGGTTGAGTTGGAGTACTAAGCATCTAATGGAAACTCCGGATAGATTTTTTACATCCACTCAAACAGAGAATAGATACTATGATTTCTTTATGGAGGATTATAAGAAGTTCTATTTAGTTAATTTATATGAGGAGAATTATTATAGTATAGTTAACCAAAACTACATTGTATTCCTACAGGAGTTTTTTAAACATTATAAGATATCTCACATCTTTATAGATGGTATAGAAGATATGTTTATGGGTATTTTGCCCCACTATGACAAGACAGATTTGATAGATGGTAGAGTTTATTGGGAATACAGAAAACAAACCGCTAGGGGGTATCTAAATACGTTTAATAGAGCTGATTTATGGGAACATACTGAAAGATGGGATACACGTGGAACACAACATCCTAATTCAGAAGGATATAGATTATTATCGGAAGAATTCTATAGATTTATAGATTCACAAAAAATTATATAATAAGGTATTTATTAGTATGGCAAAACAACAATCTACAGATTTTGTAATGTTTGGGGAAAAGAAGTTATCTGACTTATTCGGTGAGATATATACCAACCAACATTCGAAGAAACAAAAAATAAGTGATTTGATTGAAGAATTCAAAAAACAAATCAGACATGCGGGAGATATTGCTGCAATTGGACCAGTTATTAAAGATTTAGTTAAGTTCTCAGTAGAGAATGATGATATTCTAATTAGATTAGCAACAATTGGGCAAAGATTCGTTGCAATGGAATATAAAGGAACTAACGATGGAGGATTATTATCTGACAAAGAAAAGGAAGAGTTATTGGGTGAATTGGAAAAGATTTCAAAAGATGTTCAAGCGAAAACTATGGATAAAGTAGATGATATTGAATATGAATTGGAAGAAATCCAAAGAAAACTTGAAGAAACTAAAAAATAATGGCAAATGACCATTTAGCCACCGGAGGTGCGTATAAAACCAAAACCTCAGCGAATAGTACCCCTCAAAAAACGGGTGCATATATCGCTCAGGTTGAGAATGTATTTCTTATCTTTGATAAGATGGATAATGGCGCCCCAATTCTTCCAGGAAGTATAATAGTTAGGGGTAGTGGAACAAGTAGAAATATAGAAACTATTATAACACCTTTAGATGAAAACTTCTATGGAATTCCTGTTATAAATGAAATAGTAGAGATTGTAACTCAATCTGGTATTAAATACTATAGAAGGTTTAACTTTAATTCAAACCTATTTTCTTCATACGATGGTGAAAAAGAAACATCTGGAAATGATTCTGCTTCAAAAGTAAACCCTAGTACCGATTTAAGGGATTATAAAGGAGATTTGCTTACAACTAATTCCGGAAAAGATGTTAAGAAAAAATTAGGGGAGTATTTTAAAATCGGAAAAAGTAGAAGATTAAGGCTGTATGAGGGAGACCATTTATTACAAAGCAGATTTGGGCAATCCATACGATTTAGTGCATTCAATAATGATAAGAAATCAATTAGCCCAACAATCATAATACGAAATGGAGAATCTCCCGCTAATTCATCTCTTGATATAAACAAAGATATAGAAGAGGATATCAATAGGGATGGGTCTACCATTGCAATGTCGAGTGGAGATTATTTATCAAAATTCACACCATCTTATATAACTAATAAAAAGGAAGGTTTTGAGGGATACCCATCTGAATTAAAAGGTAATCAAATTATAATCACATCAGATAGATTGGTTTTTTCATCTAGAGCAGCTGAAACTATATTCTTCTCAAAAGGTAATTACGGTGTAATAACAGATGGTATATTTTCAGTTGATACCAATTTAGGTATAACTATCGAATCTAAAGGAGATATAGATATAAGTTCTATAAATAAAACAACCACCATTTATATCGGAGACGGGGGTGGTATAAATTTAGGTGATAGAAATGTACAACCTGCGGTGTTGGGTAATACGTTAGAAAATATTTTAATAGAAATAATAACAGAAATAATTAATCTTCAGGCAGGTGGGTTACTAACCCCAGCTGGTCCAACAAGTGGAATGAACCCTGCGAATGCAAGTGCACTTAAAGCTATACAAAACAAATTGACAACTATTAAATCAAAAAGAGTAAACTTATCTTAATATGAGTTGGCAAATTTTTAAAAATGATGTTTTAAATGCAATGAGTTCCAATCCTCCTGATGTAGAGACGGTTGCAGAAGCTATTACAAATGCTTATAATAAAGCAATGACTTCCCCAACATCAGGGGATTTAATTTTTAGAAATACTGTAGCAAAGGGTGATACAGCTGGTATGAAATCATGGTTGATATTAGTATTAAATCAACAATCTGTTAGTTTAGTACAACTTCCAATAATTAATATGTTTGTGACAGGATTTATTAAATATTGGACAGGTGCTACTCTAACTAAAACAAATACCCCTCCTCTTCCACCTCCAGGTGCAACAAAAACAATAGTAATAACAAATAATGTAACGGTTAATCCAGGTGCACCCATTCCCGCTCCATATGATATGAGTGGTCTTAATGAAATTGAACCATTTATTGATAAACTAATAGATGCGGGTACAAAACATTTAACATCGATAAGTGGGTTAGCATATACATCGTGTTTAACTGGAGCACCTCCTGCACAAACAATTTTAGATATTCCTATTCCATGGCAAGGATATTCAGTTGAACCGGCTGAATTAGGTCCTTTATATGAGGATATTGTTTTGGAACAAAATGATAGAGTAACATTGGAAGAAGAACCGGATGATTCGGTAACGCAAACTTTCCCTGTTGCAAAGGAATATCATCAGGGACAGGAAAACAAAAATGATGAACAGGCTAAGAAAGATTATAAAATTGATATACAAGATTCTAAAGGAAAAGAATTCCAAAAAGAAGATATAGATGTATATTACGGAGAAGATGTAGGATTCGCTGCTCAAAAAACCAATTGGGCGTGTTTGGTTACGAGTTTAGCCAATTTACTTAAAAAGTATAAAATAAAAGGTAAAGACGGTAAAGATGTAGTTACAGAAGCAACATTTATTAAGTTTTATAAAGGTCAATACCAATATTCAAGTGATAATGTGGCTCAGGGTAAATATATGGATGGAAATAACTTTAATTCAGGTGCATTTTTTGAAGATGCTCCTAAATTATTAGGAGGTTCTTTTACAAGAATACGAAAAACTCTAAAAGGAGAAAAAAGTCAACAACAGGTGTATGATTCATATAAATCAACCCTTAGAACTATTAAACGACCTATGATTATTAGAGTAGCTGGTACATCTAGAAGAGCTAGGGGGCATTTTGTGATAATGTTGGGTATAACTAAAAAAGGAGAGATAATCGTAAGAGATTGTGGGAGTCAGGCATCAGTTAGGTCTGATAAGACATATACTGTTGCAAGAATGATGGGTGGTAGTGAACCTGATAGTGGAAATAACTTCGATGTGATGTATTTTACCAAAAAGTAAAACTAAATATTTATATAAACAATAAACAATGTATGGACACGAACAAACTATTTAAAGCAATTCAAATAATCGTTCAGGAGGAAGTAAAAAAAGAAATTTCTCTTATTAAAGAAGAAATAAGAAAAGAGGTGTTAGCTGAGGTTAAAAGAACTCAACCGGTTAAACAACAATCTTCTCTTAAATCATTAGTAGAGGAAAGTGCTGACCCGTTCGATTTAGCTAACAAAATCTTAAGCAAAGATAGAGAATCTCAGCCTGAGCAAAAAACTTATACTAAGAATTCAATGTTAAATCAGGTTCTTAATGAAACTGCAATGGCGGGAATTAGACCTAATTACTCTATGGATGATGGTGGATGGGGTACATTAACTCCTGAAATGATTGGATATGGTGACCCTCAAATGGGATACCAACCAACTAATCAATACGCAGCTCCTTCTGCCCCAATAAGTACCGGAAACGATATTTTGGATAAAGCGATAGCGAGAAGTGCTAAGGTTTTGGCAGCAAGTAAAGATAAAAATAGATAATGGCAATTGTAATCGATAAGAAAAATACCTTAGACCTATCAGAAAATGATAGAGTAGCGATAGGAATCACTCTCCCTCTTCAAAAGGGTTCTAATGGATATTTTGCTCAATCGTTTCAAACAAAAGACCAAGTAAAGGCAAATATTAAAAATCTTATATTGACTAATAAAGGTGAAAGATTGATGCAGCCTGATTTTGGTACAGATTTATACGATGTTTTATTTAATCCAAGTACGGATGAATTAGAACAAAGAATACAAGATAGTATTGAAGATGCCATAGCTCAATGGATGCCGTATATCAATATAGTTGAGATATTCGTAGACCAAAATAATACAAACATTGATAGTAATATCTTTGCGGTTTCATTGAAATATCAAATTGCGGGGCAACAAACCCTAGAGACAGTAACATTTAATGTTGGTTAAATATGGCATTTAAAATAACAAATAAAAAAATAGGGAGAAATAGTAGGGATATTTCCTACCTTTCAAAAGATTTCTCAGCATTTAGAGATAATCTTATAGAGTATGCAAAAACATACTTCCCTAATACATATAACGATTTTAATGAGACTTCTCCTGGTATGATGTTCATTGAGATGGCTTCATATGTAGGTGATGTACTAAGTTATTATACGGATGCATCATTAAGAGAAAGTTTAATTCAATATGCAGCTGAGGAAAAAAATGTATTCGCTTTAGCTAATTTATTGGGTTATAAGCCTAAATCAACTTCACCTGCTGTAACCACATTATCAGTTTATCAATTATGTAAAGCTGATAGTGGTGGGGAATTAGATACTAGATATCTACTTAGAATACAACAAGGGCTTAGTATTTCATCAAATAGTAATTCAAATATAACATTTAGAACAACCGAAGGTTTGGATTTTAACGACCCAACCGATAGAGATATAAGTGTATATAGTATAGATGAAACCACACAACTTCCTGATTATTACTTAGTTAAGAAGAAAATACAGGTAATATCAGCTACGGAGCAAGTTGCAGTTAGAACTATATCTGCAACAGAATCATTTCAATCTATAAAATTGGATGAATCCGATATTATTGCAATAGAATCTGTAGTGGATGATAATGGTAATAAGTGGTATGAAGTTCCGTATTTGGCACAAGAAACGATATATGTAGATTACCCAAATGTAGAGCAGAACGACCCTGAATTATATCAGTTTAAAGATACTGTTCCGTATTTATTAAAATTATTAAAAACCAGTAGAAGATTTGTTACTAAGGTAAATGATGATTTTACAACATCGATACATTTTGGTGGAGGAGATAGTTCTCTATCCGATGAATTATTGATACCTAATGTTAAAAATGTAGGTATGGGATTAAATAATTCAATTGATAGAATGGCTGAATCATATGACCCGACTAATTTCCTAAAAACTAAAACATACGGTCAATCACCTACTGCAGGTACAACTCTTACTATAATTTATTTAACAGGAGGTGGAGTATCTTCAAATGTACCACAGGGAGATTTAACTACAATACAATCAATTTCGTTTGATGACGATTTAGTTACTACATTAGAATTAGATGATACGGTTTACAATTATGTTAAAAATTCAGTAGCAGTAGAAAATGAAATCCCTGCTAAGGGTGGTAGAGGATTGGAAGGTATAGATGAGATTAGAGAATCTGCATTAGCTAATTTTGCTGCTCAAAATAGAGCAGTAACCGCAAAGGATTACCAGGTAAGAGCTTTATCAATGCCAACAAAATTTGGTTCTATCGCTAAAGTATTTGCTATAGGTGATAATTCATTAAATGCAAACTCACCGGAAAGTGTATTAAATTCAACAGATAATGTAACTGAATTTGCAGAAATAACTAGAACAATAGTTCAAAAATCTATAACAAACGGAAATAAAGTACCTACTACCGATGAGGTTAAAAAAGAGGTAAGAAATTTTGTACAGAAAACTACTCAGAATGCAGAGCAAATAAATCCTTTTGCAATAAATCTATATACATTAGGATATGATACAAATGGTAATTTAACTACTCTTAACAAAGCAGTTAAACAAAACTTAAAAACGTATGTTAATGAATATAGAATGTTAACCGATGGTGTTAATATAATAGATGGGTTTATAATCAACGTAGGTGTAAATTTTGATATAACTGTATATAGAAACTTTAATAGTAGAGAAGTTGTATTAAGTTGCATAGAAGAAATAAAAGAATTTTTTAATATAGCAAACTGGCAATTCAACCAAACTATAAACCTTTCTGATATAGAATTAACTATAGCTATGGTTGAAGGTGTTGCATCGGTTCAAAAGGTTGAAATCGTAAATAAGTGTGGTGGTATATATGCGAGAAATAGTTATGATATACAAGCAGCAACAAAGAATAAGATTATCTATCCATCGTTAGACCCATCAGTCTTTGAAGTTAAGTTTCCTGATAAAGATATTAAAGGAAGAGCAATATAATGATATATTTTGTAACCGCATCAAAAGATGCATCAGTTTATGGTTTAACTCCTACAAAAAATACGGGGTTAGATGAGATATTAACTATATCAAAGCATTATAATAGATTTCAAGAAAGAGATAATGCTAGAACTTTTATTCAGTTTGATATAGATAATATACCTTCTTATGTAACCGCATCTAATGTTCAATTACACTTATCACTTGCTCAGCCAGAAGAGTTAGCGGGTTCATATACTCTATATGGGTATCCGGTAACAGAAAGTTGGGAAATGGGTAGAGGAACTTGGCCGGAGACTATAAACACCGATGGTATAAATTGGGAAATCCAATCTGGAGTTGATTTTACAACCGAAGTATCTCAATCTTTTACTTATTTTGGTGGAGATGTTAATATGGATATTAAACCTATCTATGATTATTGGACAGGTTCTGTAAATTATGGGATAAGATTATCACATACATCTTCTATAGAATTATCTGGATTGGAATATGGTGTGTTAAAATTTTATTCAAAAGAAACGAACACTTTCCTACAACCTTTGATGAAACTTCAATGGGATGATTCTGTATTTACAACAGGTTCATTATTACCACTAACAGATTCGCAGATAATAGTAAGAAGTAAAGAATTGAGAGATTCATATAATGAGGGTAATAAAATAAAAATAAAAGTTATAGGTAGGGGTTTATATCCAACTAAAACTTTTACAAATACCTTTGCCTACAATGATGTTAAATATCTACCTCAAACATCATATTACTCAGTTAGAGAAGAAGTAACAAAAAAAGTATTAATAGATTTTTCTGAATATACAAAAATAAGCTGTGATTCTAATGGTAATTATATTAATTTAGATACATCTAATTTTCCAAAAAATAGAGTGTATAGATTATTATTTAAAATAGTTAGAGATGGTATAAGTGAATTTATTGATGATGATTTAACATTTATAATTAAATAATGGAGTTTGAATTAATTAAGAAAGATTTACAGATGAGTGGTTCACTGGCTGCTAGAGATAGAGTTGGTGTAACATTTCAAGCTGCCATAGATAATAATAAAGAGGGTTACATCTACGCCGCTACTAAGAAAAGAGTTTACAACATAGATGAATTAAAGAAAGCGATAGATGTAAATATTACGGAATTAATACCGGAATCTCAGGCAGCTGAATTGGATTTAATACCTAGACCATTATATAATGAAGTAACTCAATCATTAAATGAAGCATTAGTTTTAATAGATGAGCAATCTACTACTATATCAAATTTAGAAGCGGATGTATCTATTTTATTAGCAGTTTCGGCTTCATTAGATGTTAAATTAGATGGAGAAAGATTGCTTAGAGTTACTGCTGAAGCAAATAGTGAACAACTAAGAAAACAATTCACATTAGTTAACGATTCGTATCAGGTATCATTAGAACGAACGGTATTAGAAGGTATAGACAGAGTTTCATTACAATCTAGAAATGAAGGTCAGAATTCTACGATTCAATCTTTGCAAAAACAAGTTGATAGTTTAACTCAGCAATTGATGGGTAAAAACGCTAGAATTGCAGAAGGTGCTAAAGTAGGAGGTGAATTAACTGTTAGGGTTATTGAAAAAGGAGACCCTAATCTTAAAGATATTCATTTTGATTATAAGAATAAATCTCCAAAGGGTGTTTTCATAAATGGACCATCTATAGAACTTTTCAATAGCTCATTAGAAAGAATGAATATTGATATAACATTTGATAGTGGCGGTGATTTGGTTTGGCTTAAGAATGCTAAAACAACATTAGAACCTCAGGAAAAGAAAACTATAATGCTTGAGGCTAACTATCCTGGATTTAATTGGAAGAGAGAAAAAGGTGCTAACCATCCGGGAAAAGTATCTATAAAATCTGGTACAAACGAAGTAGTATTATCCGCTAATATGTGGAGACATAAAACATAATAAATAAAAAATGGCATTAGATAGATTTAAAAATATTGATGAGGTAATAACCAAAGGAACTTCTGTGACAAAGGAGATTTCGGATATCGATTTAAAATTAATTGATAAGGGATTTATTCCCACACCTTTTGATATTGGTAACAATGATGTATTAGAGTTTGTATTATATGACTCTGCTAATAATTTATTAGAACAATTAAATTACGGTAATATTAGATATCTTGATGCAAATCAAATGGATGCATATCTAATACAAAGTGAAAACATATTAGATAAACAACAAGGTGGTGGATACTTAATAGATGTAAAAAAATTAATCACAGATGCTGGTTATAATGTTGGAATTTTTAGAGTTCAATTCAATTTTGTAAATAATAGAGTTGGTTCTAACATTGATATGGATAGATTATGGATTCACGAAATATCGCCAACTAGAACTGAAATTAGATTATTACCATTTAATAATTTTAATGAAACTAATCCATTAGAACTTGATATAAAAAGAGATTTAAACCAATCCTACGATAGTTACACAATGGGTAAATTTAGTGGAGATGAGGTTTACTATGAAATTGATGAAATAATAAATAGATTAACTGTTGGTGATTTAATAGATTCATTTAAAACAATAAAATCACAATCATATTTAGATAGTTTACAGAGTGAATTTGGTATAATAAATTATGAACAATTCTTTGGGAAAGTATTAGAATCAATGCAACAATCGGTTAGACATGCTTTATTACATAAAAATTCAACTATAGGAAGTGAAGCATTTGGAAGACCATTGGGAGATGAAATTGATTTTGCATATTATAACAAACAAGATATAGTTTCACTACTTAATAATAAATTTACTGAATCTGTTGATTATCATTTACCTAAGAGAACTTTATTAGATGAAGTTTTAATAGATAAGAAAACTCAAGAAAGTATAGACGAGTTAGTTAAATTAATACAGAGATTGGATTCTGATGTAAACAACACAAATGCAAAAGCAGTAGCTAATTCAGTTTCTCCGCCAACATTTGCTGAAATAAAAGATAGTTACACTTATGTAACTAAAGTTATTACACCGGCTGACCCTGCTGAACCTGTAGTTGTAGTTACGGTGCCAGAACCGGTTACACCTACACCAACTGAACCTGAACCAGTATCAGGAGGTGGTGGTGGAGGATTCGGTGGAGCTGAAACAATTGGTAATCCTGAAGATGGTGGATTGGGTAGACCTAATTTAGGAGAGGCGGGTATGGGAAGAGAAAGAATCGCATATAGATAATATAAATTAAAGAACTATGATACAAAGGCCGGGAATGTACACAGGAGAAATCTTACGAGATTTTGGTGGAGACATGCAATATTATATATGGGCAGATAATCAATGGAAATTGTATTATGATTATGGTACATTCGGAGGAGCAGCTAGTGCGGGTAGTTCATATGTAGGTAGTTATTCAAATTCACCTAGATTAGTATTTTTTACTATAAACACTTATACTGATAAAAGTAATCAGCCTGTTTTGGCTAAGGCATATCTTAATGGTATTGAGATAGCAGACCAGACAAACTCAAATGGAAGAGTTGCTTTTACAATAAATGAACAACTTATATTAAATCCATCAACTATAACTCTGGTTAGTGGTGAATTGAAACCTATCAATAGATTTCAAGTGCAAGCTAGAAAAAATTCATCTAATGATGTTGATGTAATCATATTCAATGATAATGAATCTGATGAAATTGTTACACCACCGATACCTATACCTCCTACACCGCCAACACCTACACCACCAACACCTCCTTCTACACCGAGCGGTGGAACTGGAGGCGGCGGAGGCGGCGGAGGTGCTAATTCTGTTTTATACAATCAATCCGGTAATCCGTATATCGATGCAATAAATCAACAAATTGCTGCAGAGGTACAAGCACCACAGTTATAATTTTAAAAAAGTATTATTTATTAATAGATGCCATCACAGAAAACCATAGTAAAATATTTCACCGATTATAGGGCGGATATAGTGTTGGATGCTTTCTTCGAAGCTCCAATTCCAAAAGAAGAACCTGCTCCTCCTGGTCCGGTTAGGGTGACCCTACAAAATACACTAGGATTGCCATCTGTAAAGGTTTATTACAGAGATTCTAATGGTGTAGATACTAATACTATAGTCGAAACGGAGGTATCGATTGATGTAGAATATAATTCAAAGATATCAATTGTTAGAAATGATTCATTCAATTATAATATTGAAAATATTCAAATTTATGATTCAGATGATAATCTTATAAAAGAAAGTAAATCTAATTTATTTGATATTACTTCCATTCAAAATGAAACTTTAGTTAAGATAACTAGCGCTGAGATATTAAATATTGAAGATGCGGCTTTACTTCTAACTGATTTACAGAACTCAGTATATGATTGGAATACAGAGGAACAAACTGAGTTATCAATAAAAATTCGTACCGAAAAGGCGACGTATGTAAAATATTATTTTCCAAATCAAACTGGAGCAGATTCAAACGGAGCAAAGACAATACCTGTTGATTCTAATGGTGAAGCATTAATCGTAATTAATAATCCAAACTCAATTGGTAAATACGAAATTGTAGTATTTGCGGGTAATGATAAATTGGGTGATGGTGCCGTAACCAGAGCATATGCAAATGTATTTAGGCAACGTTTTTATGGACAGCCTGATGTTACTAATATAGTATATGATAGAAATATAACAGAAGCGGATTTAAGTCCACTTAAATTTCTTTTTAACTTTACATTAGATACTGTAAATTCCGAAGGTATAGATGTTTATTTAGGAGAAAATTTATTATCAAATGTATCCTTAACCGATTCTAAGGGAGCGGTATCATATTCAGCATCCGACCTTTATAATAGATATAGAACTTACTTCAATGAAACTAATACAACATATGAAGTAACATTCTCGTTTCAACCATATTTCTATGGAATTTCCGGAAAGATAGTTGGTAAAAAAGAAAGTGTAACCGTATTTGTTCAGAGAGCTAAATATTTAATTTCAAAGCAGGAAGCATTAAATACATTTAGTGGTGCATTTACTAAACTATTTTCAGGAGGTTCAACTAAGAAGAATTACGAAGATAAGATTATATTTGAAGATGATAAACACTTATATTATAGTGTAAGATTAGAAGATGATAAATCTTATTTAATATCTAACATAGCTTCTGATACATTTACGTTCTCTTTAGAAAACGGAAAAGTAGTACCAACTGATTATGAGATTGACCCACAAACCGGTAGTACTCGTAGAAAAAGAAATCAATTTGATTATGGTTCATTAGTTGTAAAATTATTAGAACCATTACCTGCTGATATACCTGCTAATAGTTTAGTATGGATATCTAAGCAAATAATACCTACTATTGTAGAATCTATTATCTTAACGGATACTGATTTTGATAAATGTATTCCTCTTAAACCAAATTTTGGGGTAGATGTATTAGATGAAACTGGATATGAATTTTTTGAACAAATAGTATCAAGTGGTTCTGTTACATCACAGGATATAGTTAACCAATATGTATCAAAGAGTAAGTTCTCAATGGAAGAACTTAACATAGAATACACCAGTGGAAGTAATATCAATTCTACGAATTTTCTTAAGTTTGAAAACTTTGTTAATTTTGGAGGAGCTGTATCTAGAATAGAAAATTTTCAATATAAACTTGAAACTATAGAAAGTTGGGAAGATAAGATAATATCAACTACATACAGCCCAACCACATTTACTCAGAATACTTCATCTATATCATTGTTAACTAGCGCTTCTTATAATGATAAGATAACCGCTATTAAAAATGGATTCGATGGATTTGAAAGTACAATGTACAATAAGTACTCTATAACATCATCTAATTCAACATTCTTTGAATCTCAAGTTGATGTAGCAGATATATACGATAGAAGTAATAGAAACTACTTAGTAAGACATACTCCAACTTATATTAAACAAGATGAGGAAAGTGCAGAGTATCTTTTATTTTTAGAAATGATAGGTCAGCATTTTGATATTATATGGGCCTATATAAATGGTATAAGTAGATTAAGAAGAGTAACCAATAAATCAACCGAAGGAATTTCCGACAAGTTGGTTCACACTTTATTAGAATCATTTGGATGGGACCCGAAACAACCATTTAGTGGGCAACAATTATGGAAGCATGCGTTTGGATTAAATGCAGATGGAACTACTACTCAGAACAAAAATATATTAGGTAATAATGTAGTATCATCATACACTCCTGAGACAGCTAGAAATGAAGTTTGGAGAAGAATACTTAATAATCTTCCATATCTTTTAAAACATAAAGGTACTAGAAAAGCTATTAATGCAATTATAGCTTGTTATGGAGTACCTTCTTCTTTATTAACAATAGTTGAATTTGGTGGGCCTGGTAATATAGATGCTGCACCAACTAAATATACTTACGAAGATAGAACTGCGGCTATTAACATTGCTAGAGATGAATATCTTACCGTTGATTGGAAAGAGGGTACATCATTCAATGACCCTGATTCAGTTGAACTTAGATTTAGAACATCTGTATTACCATTCGTATCACAATCTACTACACTTTATCATACACAAAGTTTGATGAACATTGGAGGAGCGGGTAGTGGTATATGGGGTGTTAAATTAATCCCATCTGGCTCTACGATATATGGTGATATAGTATTCCAAATGAGTGCTAGTAGTAATGTTTATATCGGTCCTGGTTTAGTAAATTCAGGTTCAGAATTGGTATCAATGAGTATTCAGAATGTTCCTATATTCGATAATACATTTAGGCATTTTACTATTCAAAGAGAAGTTATCAGTAGAAATGAATACGTTGGTAATACCTTAACGAGAAGTTTGGATTATGAACAATATACAATGTATTATAAGCAAGCTAATGGTGATAGGATATCATTGAGTGAATCCGATACATTAGATTTATTAATAACATCAGGTTCGGGTTCATTGGTTTCAAATGCAAAATATTACAATGGTATATCTTGGTTAAGTGGTAGTACTATTAATTTTGGTGGACAGAATGCAGGGGGAATTAGTGGTTCAATGGATGAGGTTAGAATTTGGGGAGGAGCATTGAGTGAATCTATTGTAACATCTCATACATTAAATCCTGATACCATAATGGGTAACACTGTATATTCATCTACTTCAGACCTTTTCTTCCGTTTAGATTTTGAATATCCTAAAAATAGACAAACTGGAAGTGGTGATAGATTTATAAAGAATGTAGCACCATTTGTAACATATACATCTTCATTAGATGGTAACAATAAGGAAATTGTAGTTAGTGGTTATAGTGGTTATGCAACCGCTAGTATTTTCTCATCTGCTAGTTCGTATCCGTATCATTATGAAGTTTATGAAAGATTTGTAACAGCAGAAGTTCCTTCTATTGGATTTGTAGGAAAAGATAAAGTTCGTTTGGAAGATATAACTCTAGATGGTCAGTTATCATATAAGGCTAGAGCAACTAAAAAATCATTTGATAGAGCACCAATGGATTCTAACAGATTGGGATTATTTTTCTCACCTGTTAAAGAAATTAACTTAGATATGTTACGCTCATTGGGTAATATTAATATAGGTGATTACATCGGAGATTGGGATGATGAATATGGAACGGATACATATAAAGATTTAGATGAACTTAGAAATTATTATTTTGAAAGAACTCAATTAAATTTCGATGAATATATTAAATTAATAAAATCCATAGATAAATCATTATTTGATATGTTAGACCAGGTTATTCCTGCTAGAGCAAACGTATCAAAGGGATTATTAATCGAACCATCTTTATTAGAAAGAAGTAAAATAAAAATTACTAGACCTGTTGCAGAAAGTATATATCACACAGGTTCAATTGATACGAGAGAATTCTCTGAAATAAATTTAACGATTCCATATTATAGCACTTCATTGGATATAGTAAGTGATATTACTATAGAATCTACCATTCCTACATATAGTGGTAGTTACGATGTTGGTGAAATGATGGATATTTTAATGGAGTATTCTACTTATGAAACTACATATTCTGCTAATGATAATATAATAATAAGTTCTAGTATAACATCTAATGTAAATAATGAGGGTACTATAGTAATAGAAATAGATTGTGGATTAAAAGAGCCTACAATTTTAGGAGAAGTGGATTTAGAAGATGCATATCAACAAGTAGGTAATGACCCAGATTCTCCATTTAATAAAGGGTTTGGTATAGTAGGATTTAATGGAGCAGTAGATAGAACATATTATACAGAAAATGGTACTTTAGTATTAACTGAAAGACAAAATGCATATATAATAGAGGTTAAATATACTAGAAATATACCGAAGAGAGTTCCACAAGGAGGGTTGTCTGGTTCATTATTCAGAAATACAAAATTATCTGCAACCGATAAAGTAGTTTTAGAAAAAGTTAATCGATATGAGAGAAAATTAATATTAATTGACCAGATGGATTATTCATTGATACCTTCTGCTTATAGAAGCCCTCTTCAGCATTCATTCTATACTGATATTGTGGCTAATTTAGGAACGTATCCATATAAAAATGGTGTGATAACTAAAATAGAACCATTTGATGGATATACATCAGGACATTATAGAAACACAAAGGATACAGGAAGAGGAATGGAAAATAGTTTTTTTAATGGAGCTAAACAGACATCTCTTACAACATTAGATGGTACTCCTGCGGTAGAAACATTTACAACTAACCCTAACAGATTGAAGGTTGGACCTGCAGGAAGAGGTAGTGGTGAACCAATATTAGAGGTTGATTAAAAGTTTTTGTATAAAACGAATAAGTTATATATTTATATTAGAAATAACAAAAAGAACACAATATGGCATATTTAGATAACTCGGAAATTATTGTAGATGCTATTCTAACTAAAAAAGGTAGAGAAAAGTTGGCAGCTGGACAAGCTTTGAACATTACTCAATTCGCTTTAGGGGATGATGAAATTGATTATCAATTATTTGATGCAGCACACCCAAAAGGTTCTGCTTATTATGATGCGGCAATCAAAGCTATTCCTGTTTTAGAAGCATCTCCAGATGAAACACAAGTTTTGAAATACAAACTAGTAACTCTTCCAAAAAACACAACTAAGATACCTCAAGTATCAATCGGTGTAACATCGATTACTACAAACCAAACAAGAGGTAAGGTTACCATTTCACCAACAACTTCACCAGCGGGTAACACTACAAGTGGTTATACTGCGGTATTAGCTGATAAGACAGCAGGTACATTGGTAGGTATGGGTGTAGCAGCAACAGGACAAATTTCGGTTAGTGACCAAGTTACCGCAACAGCAGATGTTAAGAAGGGAACTTCATTTGAATTTATACCAAATCCAAATTTAACAGCAGCAGTAGTAACAACATTGACAGTTTATGGAAACGAAACCGGTGGTTCGATTTCTATACCTGTGACAGTAAACTATGTAGCATAAAATAATTAATATAACATGGCACAAATTACAGGAACACAAGGAGCAGACTTAACCCAGAAACTTTCCCAATATTTAGTAGATAATGCAGGGGTAATAGATTCTACTGCACTTGCTAATCTATTAAACCAATACTTACCTCCAAATGAAAAAGTTGGATTGGCAAGTGGGGGCGTACTATCTAATGGTATTTACAAAAAATTCGGAGAATTTGATGTTATTGCAAATAAAATAGAGGTGGTGACAGAAGGATTATGGAGTAACGGAAGCGGAAGCTTAGGTTCTGCTATAGCAACGGGCTCTACATCAACTATTGCAGGACATAGTGGTTCAGCAGCATCTAAATATTATTTAAATGTATTCCTAACTGGTTCAAACACCGGTTCTACTGCACCAATAGAATTTGCATTAGCATATGGACACAAATACGGAAGTGGCTCGGTTCAATTAACAACTTCAGATGAAGCGTTACTACCAACAAAGGCAATTTATTCACAATATAGAATTCTTCTAAATGATAACTTTGAAGGAGAAGCTGATGAATTTTTCACATTCTATTCTTCATCAACTGAAAATGGATACCAATCAAATGAAATCTATGTTATTAACTTAGCTAGAGCAAGATACAGACAACAGGCAGATGCGGGTAATATCAAAATCACTTTAAGTGGTTCTAATGGAAGTACATTTACTTTTATCGATGATAGTGGTAAGAAGTTCTCTGATAAAGCAGGAAAAGCTGGAACTGTATTTAATATAGTATCTGGTTCTAACAATTTAGGAACTGAATTAGCAGCAACGATTCATTCGTATGTAGCTTCTAACCAACAAGGATTTGGTAAATTTTATCCACACTTAGGTATAATTTTATTAAATCCAGCCGCTATAGCAACTGTAGTAGGTTCAGAACTTACACCTAGTGCTACACAGACACCTTCAGCTGAAACTTATAATCACAGAAGATTATTTAACGCAATCAAAGGTGGCGGTGATTTTGAAATGAGAAGAACTGAAAACGTATCAACTCAACACTTCTTTGTAAGAGCAACAAACAGAGAGTTTAACTTCTCTAATAATCCTACATTCGTAAGTGGTTCAGATGGTACTTTAAGAGAACCTTCATTCGAAACAGACCCTAAAACATACATTACGGCAGTTGGTTTATACAACGATGCTAACGAATTATTGGCAGTGGCTAAAACCTCTCAACCAATAGTAAAATCCTTCGATAAGGAGGTGTTAGTTAAGGTAAAACTTGATTTTTAAACTTTATTTTTAAACTTCATTTTTAAACTTTGTTTTTAAACTTAATTTTTAAACCTTAATTTTAATAGAACCCGCTTCGGCGGGTTTTTTTAATTGTGATATTTATTAGTGTATGTTTAAGTCAATTTCTAAATCGGATATTACGATAAGACCATTTAAGGTCTATAAAAACTGGTCTTTTAATGAGGATACTATAAATCTTCACGCTATTCAGCATAGAGAGGGGGCGTTTGAAGATTATGAGGGATTTAAGCTATATGGTTCTGGTAGTAATTATAACTTCCCATATGAATATAGTGAATATGCTACTGATAGGAGTATTAGAGCAATGTTTTATAACAATTCAGCTAAATTAGTAGCGGTTGTAACCAATTGGAACAATGAACGATATAAATCTAAAAAACAAAGGTATTTTGTAGTATCTAATATAAATGATATGACGAATGCGGATGTAACATATGAATATTATTATGATTCTGCAACTGATAGTTACATAGATGAATTTCAGGAATATTTAGATTCAAACAATTATATCGTTAATGATAAGGGACAGATATTATCAGGAAACTATACAGATATAAGTAAGATGTATGGTAGTATGAACAGTTTAGGTTCTGTTCAGGAAAGACAAATCGGAGATAGATTTTTTCTATGGAACATACCTCAAAAATTTGTAGGTGAGCAAATTAAACCAGGCTCATTCAGAGTTGTTGATTATGGTAGAACGAGAAATTCAAAAGGTAAAAAAGGTGAATTTGTAACTATTGTAGATGATGGTAAATCTAACCTAATTGATAATGATAGAGATTTTCTAGGAATAATAGAAATGGATTTTAGTGGGAGTAATAATACAGGTAGTATGATTATTCGAACTACCGAAGGTTTGGATTATAATTTTAATTTATATGAAGGAGACTTTGGGGATGATATTGTAAATAATGATGAAGTATTGACATATCAGTATGCAAATGATAGACCATACGAAATAGATTCCAGAGATATAGATGAGGTTGATATTGCGTTTGGATTTATGTATGCGGATGAGGAGTGGGATTTACCATATCCTATACAGAATCCTAAAAAATCTTTAGGTAATATATTCTATGCTAATGGTATAGCTACTATAACATGGCAAACCGGATTTAGTAATAGTAACGGGGTAATTGTGGAAGGTAGTAATTACAATTTTGGAGCAAGTGGATACCAAATGGATTTTAAATCAACTAAAACTATTTTTGAAAACGAAGTTTTTTTAGAAGTTAAACCAATGGAATTTAACATATCAACTAATCCATCAGCTACTACATTTTATAGTGGAGCAGCTTATATTAATAAATACATTGAAGTGAAACCACCGGCATTAGGAGATAGTGGTTCGTTCTTTGATTTAGATTTTCGTATTAAATCGGAAAGAGTATTTAATTATACCTCATCGTGGGGAGCACCTGGAACTCCAGTTACTCGTTCAATAGGATTTGATGAATACGAATTTAGTTCTTCTCTAGACCCAACAGGTTCGTATCTGGCACCATATATTACAACAGTTGGATTGTACGATGATGAGTATAATTTAGTTGCAGTTGCTAAAATACCAGCAAAACCGAAATCTACACCAGATATGCCGGTTAATATTGTTGTTCGTTTTGATACTTAATCGTTATGAAACTAATATTTATAATAAATAAAACAAATGGCTAAATCAATAATTGATACTTACAACACATCCAAAATTAAGGAAAAGGGAGCTAGTGCTCAAAAAGTAGATTTTATAAAAAGTAAAGTTGGCGGTGAAATTGCCGTTAACGGATTCACTCCTAAAGCATTGGGTGGAGTAACGGATTATAATCTAAAGGATAATGTATTGAACGCAGCTAGAAAGGGTAATGTTAATAACTCACCTTATTCAGCTGGAGTTACTAAATAAATTTTTATCTAAAAGGTTACATATGTGGAAATATAATAATGAGGAAATCTCAGACATAAGTGAGATTCCATATGGAGCTTTTGGCTTTGTGTATGAGGTATTACATAAACCATCTGGTAAAAAATATATCGGAAGAAAACAGCTCATATCAGTAATTACAAAAGCATTAGGTAAAAAAGAACTAGCTGAAATAACTGATAAAAGAGCTAGTAAGAAAAAGAAGGTTCAAAAGGAGAGTGATTGGAAAACCTATTACGGGTCTCACTCTGAAATCAAACAACTTATAAAAGAAGGTAAGCAAGAAGAATTCGAAAGAACGATTCTTGAATTTGCCTTTGCCCCAAAACATCTTACCTATTTGGAAACAAAATATCTATTCTCATTGGGAGTATTAGAAAATGGAGATGTTTATTTTAATGACAACATTTTAGGAAAGTTCTTTCGAAAAGATTTACCAAAGTATGAGTGATTTATTAATTACGATAGGTGATTCATTTACCTACGGTGAAGGATTGCAATTTCATTTATGGAAAGAAAAGTATAGTAATACTTTTGATAAGTTTAAAGGTAAAACTTCATATGAACCATGCCAAACTGTTAGTGAAACATTTTCCGAATTTTATGAGTATAGAATGGCTAATAACTATAGTGGAGTATTGAGTAAATTATTAGGAATTAATCGAGTTTCTAATTTTGGAAATGGAGGAAGTAACTACGGAGCATTAGAAACACTTGATATTTGGTTAGAATATCTTAAAGGTGAACCAACGATAATACCTAAATTTTTTGTATTTCAATTTACTAATATAGTGAGGGATATTGGGCACACTCAAAGTAAATATAGAAGTACAGGTGGAATATTTGGTAGTGAATTTTATGAAGATATAAAATACACAATTGCTAAATTAAATCCAGTGCATATCCGAACTAAGGGGGATATTGAAAAAATGAATCCTATACTTACTAAAATATTTCAGATAATTCTTTTGGAAGTTAAAAAAAGATTTAGTATATTAGAAGATAAATATGGGTGTAAGTGTATTTACTTCTTAGGTTCGGTGGAAGAATATTCCAAACATCTTATACATGATATAGCAAGTATAGATGATTACTGTCTTCCTATAATCTACGATGGTACTTCCTATGAAAGTTGGGATATAATGAATAGAAAGTGTGGTCTCACTTTAAGAGAAAACATAGGGGTAAACGATGACCATCCTTGTTTAGAATCTCACAATTGGTTAGCTAATCAGCTTTACAAAAAATATTTGGAAATCTCCAAATAATTTCGTATATTTGGGTATGAAAAAATTGTATCTTTTCGGAGATTCATTCTCGTTATTTACGGAGGATATTAAAGATTATTATCTAAACGATATAGAATTTAATACCCACCACTCTCTATCAAACGACCATATTCTTAAATTAGTAAAATTAAAACTTAATAAATTACTAAAAGGAAATGGTGATATGAGCGGTTCTACGATATTGATACAATTAACGGTTTGTAGTAGAATTTGTGTTTTACAATCTAACATAAATGGAACGAGAGAATTTATGCAAAGTGTGTATAAATACGATAACACTATGGTTGGGTATGGTGATATTGATATTTTTGACAACAAATATCATACTTTATATCCTAATATGTCTTCAATGGATTCCGATTTAGTGAAGATGGTATTTATGCCGTATTTAGGATTTTTTATTAATCAAAACGAACTAAGAATTTTCAATGATTTAATATTAGAGATATCTCTATTAAAAAAATTAGCAGAAACAATCGGAGTAAAGTTGGAGTACTTTTTATACTCATCTGATTTTGATAAAAAATTAATTAGTACGAAATCCGGAGGAGAACAGATATCTAAAAGTGA